GTTTTGTTTGTTTAAGTTTGTGTTCCTGTAAGAGTTACTTCTCCAAAACCTGAGCTGGCATCAATAACGTTGGTACCATCAGTATAAAGTAATTTTGTTCCTGTAACACCTGCAGCCCAACTGACTCCTGTGCCTGAAACTGTTTTAACGGTTACAGTATAAGTGCTTCCGCCTTCAGCATTATTAATGATCCACCAATTTTCAATACTATCGGGAACAGTTAAAACTGAGTTTCCTGCTGATAAAGTTCCTGTTAATTTCCAAATTCTTGTTGCAAGCGTAGCTCCTGTGGAACCGTCTGATTTGACTAAAGCTGTGGTACCATTATCAGGCAGCGCTTGCGTAGTATAACCGCCTTGAATTTGTTCGATGATGTTCCAGTTTGTGTTAGTGAGAGTTCCCCACGTACCAGCCTTCTCGCCGGTAGTCATGAGTTGAACGCCTAAATTTGTATAATTTGAAGCCATATTTTTTTCCTATTAAGCCGCGTGTGTATCTACTGTATATGATGTAGATCCAGTTATGTCAACAGAAGTATAGGACGTGGACCCACTGATAGTGTCATCTTTATAATGTAAAGGAGAAACTATTCCTAAAGTAATTGTTCCTGAAACTCCAGTAGGGATTACAGTAACATCTCCAACTATTGTTGGTGCTCCTATAGAAGTGGTAGCAGAAACTCCTGTGAGTCCCATGACATCAGCAGGATCTAAGGCGCCTACACTAGTTGTAGCTGAAACTCCTGCAGGCTGGACCGTTGGATTAGAAGTAACTGTAAGAGCTCCGAGATCTGTTTCTGCTGAAACTCCAGTTAAGGATGCAGTAACATCTGCAACCGCAGTAACGGTTCCTAAAGATGTAGTAGCTGAAACTCCCGTTAAAGGAACTCCAATTTCTATATTCAATGATCCTGTTGAAGTAGTTGCTGAAACTCCTGTTAAAGAGAATGTTACATCCGAAACCGGTGTAACGGTTCCTAAAGAAGTAGTAGCCGAGACTCCTGTGAGTCCCATGACATCGGCTGGTGTAATTGCTCCTACACTTGTAGTTGCTGAAACTCCGCTAGGTCTAACGACTGCTTCGTCAACAGATCCCCAGCCATTGTATCCCCATTCAAGAGTACCCCAACCAGGTTGAACAAAAGCGTCAACGCTTCCTACGGTAGTTGTTGCTGAAACACCTGTAAGTGAAACTGTAATTGCTGATTCGCCCCAGTTTTCATATCCCCAGTAATCACTACCCCATCCTGTAGTTGCGTAAGCTGTTACGCTTCCAACTGATGAAGTTGCTGATACGCCGGTTAATGAAACGGTGACTGTTTCGGATTGCCAAGAATTGGCCCCCCAAGTATTTGTGCCCCAAGTTGCAGCCATAAGGAAGGACTCCTTATGCTATCTGAATGATCGCTGTTGATGCCGCTGCTGCGGGAAATTCTACTGTGAAAGTTCCACTAGTAACGGTTTTGTCTCCACCAAAATCAATGGCACAGACTGATGTGTCACTATTATCATCATTAAAAATTAAACAGCCACGTGCAGTAAATGAAGCTGATGTCCATGAGGTATTAGCAAAATCACAAACCGCTGTGTCTGAATCTAAAACGGGTGTGACACTTGTAAGAGCTTTTCCTTTTGCTGTATAGCCACCAGTCGTAGCGAGTTCTTCTGAAGTTGTATAAGCGGTTGTAGATTTATTTAAAGTTGCATCACTGTCGTATAATGCCAGATTAAAAGTATCACCGGTAGATGCAGTAAAATTGTGTTCAGCTTCTAAAATTTCTTGTTTAAAACTATTACAAATTGCTGATGTTATTGCCATATTGTTCTCCTAAATTATGGTGACGGTGATTTAACTGGGATACGAACCGTACCATCAGTATAATCGTCTCGTCTTCGTCTTCCAAGTTGCATACCTGCAAACTTCTGTACTTCGGTTTTATACTTGTTTTCATAAAGTGTCAATATATCCATAGGTCCCTTTAAATATCCAAAAGCCTCTGTTAAGCAGCCATATAAAAGGCCAGTCGCAAAGTATCTGCTGAGATAAGTCCCAGAGGTATTAGTCACTAGACTCGTAGGTTGTGCATTATAATATATTCTAAAAGCATAAGTCGTATCGGGAGTAGGAGCTAAAAGAAGCCCTCCTGAAGTAGAATCAGTTAAACCTGTTGCTCCTCCAAACATTGCATAATATTTAGGTTGGCCAGTAACGTCTTGTGCCGTAAGACCTCCTGATTTTCCTGTTAAATTTGCTATATATTCTCTTAAATAAGTTACATCTTTTTTCTGTAAAAAAACTGAATTTCCTGTAACCGCTGAGGTAGAATCAAATACTTCAACCGCTCTTACAAAGAGAGCGCCTGCTGGATTATTAATAGTATTGTCGTCTACGGCAAAATTTCCAGTCGCCATTAGTCTATCGGAATCCATAGGAAGATCATATAAAATTCTTGATTCTGCATTTCCAATAAATCTGCCTAGAATAGCGCCAGTTAATACATTTGAATCTACTTCAGTATAACTTCTAATGTCACCTTCTAATGCTTCGAGTGTATATGCAGCCATAATTATATATATCCTCTCTTTACAATAGTTATACAACTTGAACAACTTTTCATATATCTTTTATGAACAGTGCAGTGAGTTGGCTTCTCTATTTTTTCTCCTACATTTTCTGGGAGGGTAGTAGAAGTTAGTCCAAATAATTTTTTAATAAATTTAAACATTATGATCTATCATTTACGGGTCCACCAAAAACAAAGAACCCTCCTCCTGTTGCTATACTAGTCGCAGCGTTTGCTAAAGTAAAACTAAAACTATTACTTACGGTTAATGTTGAAGGTTGTCCTGCATAAGGAATAGTAGTGTCAATCTTAGTTATTATATATGATCCATAAATTTTTGCCCCTGAAGTATGAGCTACTGCTGTTGTTGAAACCGGGGTCTCTCCATAAGAAGGAGCTGCAGTTCCTCGAGTACATCCTGTTAAAGTATGTGTACTTCGGCCCGTATACTGAATGGTTTCATTTGTAATTTTTCCGTATTGTAAAGAAGTTGTGTCTGTATTTGTTGCTTCAATAACAATATATCCTGATGTAGGAAACTCTGAGCCATCGGTTAATACAATAGAAGTATCCGTGGCAGTAATAGTTGTAGCTAAAGTTGTACTTAATTCAAAAGTAGATACTGCGACTCCTCCTACTGGATCTTTAACTTGGTAGAATCTCACAGCATCGTTGGTAGATCGTTGATGTCTATTTTCTGTTACGATAACTGTGGTTCCTACTTCAGTTGTAAAAGGGTTATCATTTAAAGGAGCAGGGGTAGGTAAAGCTACTCTTGAGGGTCTTGCTCTTTGTAAAGCTTGAGGATCCGCGCTTGTAGGCTTAGGTTCCAATTGAGGTTGTTTAGGTTCAAATTCTGAAAAATGAACCCACGCGCCGTTCCATTCCCTTACCATTTCTAAATAAGGAAAAGCTAATCCGGATCTATCTGAAATAGCAAGTGCATGTTTTCCTGAAGCAAATGTAGTCATAATTAAGCGTTAGGATAATAAACCTTAGGAGCAATAAAAGTGCTTGTAATATCAGCGTCTTCTTTTATGGCTCGGGCCAATTCATCCTCATAATAAAGTTTTAATTCTTGTGATCTTTGTGGCACATTTTTTTGTGATAAATAAAATGCTAGTCCTGCTGTCATGCATGGCGCAAAACGATAAGGCACATTTGCTGCATTTGTATAAGCACCTGCATCCTGAATTCTTCGTACATAATATAAATTTAATTTATTTCCATCTTCCGCTGAGCCAGGAGTTAAATATAGGGTTATAGTTGTTCGATCGATAAATCTTTGAACAAAATAAGAAGTAGGGGTTCCTTTTGCAGTTTTATTAGAATAGCCTTGATACTGGGATCGACTCACTTCAGTCATGGGAGAATCAATACTTGTCGAAGTAATTCTATAATTAACCTCTAAGATATTATCCATTCCCGTCGCGTGTTGAGTAACTGCATCGGCACTTGAATGCGTAGCAGCTGTTGTACCATTGGATCCTCGAATACCTCCAGTAAGATTCGCCGCGCCTGTTGCTGCAGATTTTCCTGTATATCTAATCGTTTCAGAATTAACGGTAATCGTTCCTCCTCCTTGATCAGCGCCAGGCATATCTTTAACTTCAGTTAAAGGAATATCCGAAACTGCTGTATTAATTCCTGCAGATAAAGTAGTTGTTAATCCGTTAGAAGCTCCATCGGATGGAGATCTATACGACACATAAACATTCGTTCCGTCTACTAAAGTAAAACCTTGATTAGCTATCTCCCAATAATGAAGTCCTCTATTACTCCATTCAGAAAATAAAAGATTTAAAGACCGTTTAGCTGTTTTTAATTGATAACCAGAAACATTTATAATTCCAATACGCTCGTAAGATTCTTCTACAATTTCATCAATTGGAAGAGTTTTATCGAATGTATAAGAATGAGAAAGCGTGTTAGCCACAAATCCTCCTAACCGTAGAAGACTGTAACTTTATCTACACCACCAGTAAGAGTAACATAAGAACTGGTTGGACAATAAAGTCCATTACCTGGAATATCTATTTGATAAACTGTATCTTCACCTGCTGTTCCTGATCCTGCTGGTACATCAAATGTAGCAAGAGTGGTTCCTGAAGCGCCATTATCTAAAACTACAATGGTGCCTACAAGTCCCTCACTCGCATAGTAAATTCCAAGAATTCTGCTTGGACCAGCGAATATTTCTGCTGAAGCTGTAAGATGTTTTGCTTTTACGTCTACTGAGTATGAACCCATAATTTTTATCTCCTTAGTCGTGGGCACCCGAAGG